GGCCGTTGCCGCGGCCCTGGCGGCCCGTGCGGCCCCGACGGAGCTTGCGACCTTGCCAACGCCTAACGCCGCGCCGCCTAACCCGACAACCCCAGCACCAACCGCCAAGCCCTGAAGAATCGTAATCGAGCCGCTGATCGCGGCAGCCAATTGCGGCGAGCTCTTGGCCAGGTCAGCAAAACTGTCTGCAACTGCCTTGGTAACCGGCGCAAGCTTCATCATCGCATCGTAGTTTGCGAACTCTTCCGCTTGCTTTGCCTGGTTGAGCGCATAACTGGGGGAGTCTTCGACCGTCCACATGTTTCGGTTGACTGCATCGGCACCATATAGCAGTGAATCCTTGGCGATCTTGTTGACGTTCTCGCGGTCAGCTAGGAATCCAACTAGTGCCTTCATCGCCTCCTTGTCGGGGAATAGCGTCGATATGGCGCTGCCCTGGGCGATATTCATCACCGACGCAAGAGCGTCTTTCCGCTCACTTCCTTCGGGAGCATTCCGATACTTCGTGAGTGCGTTCTGGTAGTTCTTGTCCTTTGCCAGCTGCTCTTCAATGATGTTCGCGGTCACATCGAGAGCATCCAGACCTTTCATGCGGCCTTCCGCAAGTCTCTTGTCGTATCTAATGCCCAGCTTTGCAAAGTTGTTTCGGGTGTCCTGCGCGCCCATCTTTGTAAGGAGGTTCTCGGTATTCGTTGCAGCCTCCGCAGAGGTCCCTGCGGTCAGCCTTGTTGCCTGGTTCAAGGCAGCGAGCTTGGCCACCCCGGTGACTCCTGACAAGCCAATGTTCCGAGCTGATGCAAACTGGCTGGGAAGAGAGGCCGCCAGATCCCGGATCTCGAAAGCACCGCTTTGACCGGCGAACGTCGCAGCACCGAACACTTTTGCCATATCTTGCGGCTTGATCCCCATGCTCGCGTTGGCAGCGAATGCGATCTGTGCAAAGTCGTCTCCCGACGCTTGGTTCGCTGTAGCGGCGCGTTGAGCCTCGCGAAAGATGATCGTGGAATCCGCGGCGTTGAAGCGCCCCGACGAAAGCAACGAGTTCAGCGTTGCAGAGGCGCTTTCCTTTGTCCCCCCACCGTATCGGATAGCCTCACGGATTGTGCGATCCATTTCTTGGCGCCCGGCAAACCGCCGCTTCCTGTCCTCTTCCGCGCCTAGCGACGGGTCGCCATACGCCGTGTTGGCCATGTGGGCGAGCTGCTCGTCGTAGGAAAACGCCCGATTGACCTTCGGCGCCACCGCCGCCGCACCCGCCATGACGCCGGCCGCCATCAGGCCAGCCTTCTGGGCGCCGGCGACCAGGCGCTGCTTTCCGCTGTAGACGCCCATTTCTGCATTCAGCCGGCCCACCGTTTGGCGCATCTGCTCGGCGGCGCGCTGCTGCTCGCGCCAGGTCAACGTGCCGCTGCTGGCCAGGCGCTGGTAGGCGGCCTGCGTGCGCAGGATCTCCTGCTGGATGCGGTGTTCAGAACGAATCCCCAGGGTCTCCCGCGCCTGGGCCATGCGGGCGAACTCGCGCTGAGTGCGCGTCGCCATGTTCACGAGCGAGGTTTCGGTCTGCTTGGTAGCACGACCGATAGCGGTGAGGTCTTTGGCCCCCGCGACGGCCATGTTGTCAAGGGCCTTCTTGGCTTCCAGCGCGGCCTTGGCCAGGCCGGCCGCGGTGCCATCGACACGAACCCCAACGACGAATTCGCTCATTCCCCGGACCTCTTCTTAGTGAGCTGATCTACATAAAACTGCGCTTCCGCCAAGGGAAGCGCCAGGATCTCGGCCCGGCTCCAACCGAGCCGGGATGCCAAGAGCATGATCTGCAGCAGCGCGCCCTCGCGGCCGCGCGTCAGTCTTCCCCCAGCTTTTCAGCCTCCTGCATGGCCTCACGGAAGACGGCCCACTGCTTGCCCTTGAGGGTCTTGAACTGCGCCGGCACAAAGGGGCCGGTGTCATCGCCCGCGCGCACCAACACCTGGCAGGCCAGCGCAACCTGGAAGGCGGTCGGCTGCAGGGCCGGGTTGGCTTCCTTCTCGGCCTCGAGCGAGTCGCCCAGGGACGCCTCGCGAACTTCGATCTCGGTGACGGGCTTGCCACCCACCACCCAGGGCGAAGGCAGCGTCTTGATAACGGTCAGGGAGTCTTTCATGGTGTTCCTTAAAACGGTTTTACAGGGGTCTAGCCTTCGATGCACTCGACGCCGTTGAAGGCGAGCGTGACCTCGCCACCGCCTCCCAGCGTGGGCGGTGCGGCCAACCAGGCGCCGCGGATCGTGTAGCCGATGCCGGTGTCGGTTTGGAACCGCATGGTTTCGTCGCGGATCGCAGCCAGGTCGGCCAGGCTCACGCCGGCCATGTGGCTGATGGTGCAGTTGACCGCCGGCGCGGTGGTCGATTCCGTGTAGCCATCGACGCCGCTGTCGCTGGTGACGGGATCTCGCCGCACGCCACCGATATCGAGCGTGGCGCCGGGCTTGCTGCGCAGGCGGCGACCGCCCACGCTGATGAATACTCGGCCAGTAACTTGAGGCATGTTCTCGATTCCTTACAGGATGAACTGGATGCTGCCCGCGAACACCCGGAACTGGTTCACCAGGTCAGGCGGGATGACGGCGTTGACACGGTTGCGGTCGACCATGCTGCGCTGGACGATGAGGTTCTTCTTGAAGTCCTCGAAGTTCTCCAGAAGGCCCGCCTTCTCCAGGGACTTGGCCGTGGCGATCAGCACGCCCGCGATCATCGAGGGCGTTGCGATCGGCTGGGCCGGGTCGAAGTCGGTGCCGTCGTCGGCGAGCTTGTGCCGCGGGAAGTTCGTGGCCACGGCCGTGCGGAAGGCATAGCGCATGTAGTCCGCCGTCCACACGGTCTCCACGTCCAGATACGAGACGTCCTCAATCCCCCAGGCGTTCGTCTGGTAAGTGGTCACGACGCGCTCAATTTGCACTATGCCGTCCTGAGACACGGTGAACGTGCTGCAGCCATCGTGCAGCAGCAGGTTGCGCTCTTCACGACGGAAGCGATCCTTCGGGCTCGGCGGCAAGAGGCCCGGCAGGTCGAGCGTTTGGAAGGGGCGTGCCGGGTCGATGGCGCCGTTGAACTCGACCACCGCGCCGTGTACGGCTGCCCACAGGTACGGAGCCTGGGGTGGGTTCTTCACACCGATGAACGAGCTGTGCTCGTTGTTGCGGGCAGAGCCATAGGTTGTCAACTGGGCGTGCGTGCCGGCCATGCCCGTAAAGACGTGGCCCGTGCGCATGTCCATCCCACCGAACCGGCTGTCGAGTTCGGCCTCGATGATCGCCATGTTCGCCGAATCGCTCCAGGGCGAAATGATGGTGTAGAACCACTCGTCAGAAATCGCCGCCACCACGTCAGCCGCATCCGGATTGCCAGTGCCGGCAACGCCATTGGCGATCTCCAGCGTCAGCCCTGCCGGCAGGGACTCGTCGTCGTAGAAGTTGACCAGCACACCGATGCCTTGGGTAAAGGCGCCCTTGTGTCGCGCGGTCAGCGTCACCACGCCGGCCGCGGCCGCTGCCGTGACCGGACCGTTCTGGTAGCCATTGACGACCGCAGCGATCGCCGTGGCGACGGCCGAGGCGGCGTCGCCAGCAGCCACACCGATCGACAGCTTCTGACCGTTGATGTAGAGGGCGATCGTGCCGGCGGCGGCCGCGGGCCCGGTGACGGTAATGGTCTTGGTGGCGGCCACGCCCGCCGCGAGGTCCTCGACGCCCAGCGCCCAGATGTCGCTCGTTTTGTTGGCAGCACGCGCCAGGCGCAGCATTTCGTGCAGGACGCTGCCGCGGCCAAAGAGCGTGGCGCCCTCGTCACCGCTGTTTACGCGGTACAGCGTCAGGGGATCCGCCGTGCCAGTGGGCAGCTTGTTGCCCACCACCAGGATGCGGCGGTTCAGCGACGGCAGCCCGCGCAGCGCCTTGGCGTTGTCGATTTCGACATACTGCCCCGGCGTACGGATGTCGGTCGGGATGGTGTTGAAGATGATGTTGTCCGGCATGGCGGTTCCTTGGAGCGTTACTCGGCAGCGGGCTTGGTGCCCTTGGCCGAGGCGGACTTGGCGGGCGCCGGCGGGGTATCCGCCGGATCGGTGGCTTGCGAAGCGGCGCTGACCTCGGTCACGTCGCCGTCATCGCGGCGCCGACGCCAGTAGGTGGTCAGCACGATGGGCTCGCCTTGCGCGGCCAAATAGCCGCCCTGGGGCTTGCGGACCTTGAGCGGCTCGCCATCAACGATGGCGGGTTTGAGGGTGACGGTCTGCATTCGGGATCCTTGATGTCAGTTTTCGGTGCCGGCGCCAGCCAGCGGAATGTCTGCCTGCAGGTCAGGCCGGTCGGTGGAGTAATCGGGGGGCTCGGCGAGCCATTTCTCGTGCTCTTCGCGGCTTGCGTGCGGGGCGATGTCCATGTCCAGGTGGACGTGGCGCAAATCGCCCAGACCGTCGAGCTCCTCGGGATCGTCCGGCAGCGCCATCGGCGTGCTTTCAACGGACACGCCAACCACGGTCAGTCCGGCAGCCTCGAACACGTCGACGGGCTCCAGGTACTCGGCACGGCGGATGTTCCAGCTCGCATCGCCGATGCGCCGGCCATGCAACGCCCGGATCACCAGCGTCAGGAGTTGATCCGCGCTGATGGACTGGCCATCGCCAAGGCGGGCCTGCGTGTTGCCGCCCACGTTGCGCACGACGATGCCGACGGTGAAGGCCAGTACGCCCATGTCATCCACGATTCGGTACACCCCCTCGGTGACGTACAGGGCGGGAGCGTCCACCAGGTAGCGCTGCAGCAGCTTGGCGTCATCGGGAACGGTGGGCAGGCTGCCCACCGTGCGCGTGGTCTTCTGGATGCCCGGGCGCGCCTTCAGGGCCGCGATCAGGGCGAGTTCATGCTTACCGAGCACCGCCACCTCCTTCGGCCGCTTGGATGGTCTGCACCGTCAGGCGGCCCATGGCCCACAGATCCTCACGGTTCACGCCCAGGAACGGCCGGGCGGGCATGCGGATCTTGTAGGCACGAACCTCGTGCCAGCTCGTGCGGGCCCGCTTGTGGCTATCGCGGGCGAACACCGCCAGGTTGCGATTGCCAGGCTGACGCGCTAGGTTGCCGCGGGCATCGGTGCGCAGGCGGATGCGGGTGGAATGCGGGGCGCGATTGATCTCGCCGCCCAGCTGATGAATGCGGGCGTAGGCGACGTTGCTGCCCCAGGCCGCGTAGGTATCGCCATAGACGTTGGTGATGCTGCGAAGCAGGCGCCGGCTCTTGACGAGCGTCTGCCCGCCGGACTTCTGGACCCTACGGCTGGGCGCCCAGGCCGAGCCGTCAGGACCGCGCTGCCGCTCAAAGCGCAGACGGGTCGAGGATTCGCCGTAGTTGGCGATCGCTTTGAAGATTGGCCGAGGCGAGCGGCCAAGCGCGGCCAGGCGAGCCAAGGCGGCATCCAGCCCACGCTGTCCCTCGTAGCGGATCGTGGCCTGCACCATCAGAGAAATCCTCCCGAGGAGCGGCGATCCCAGATGCGACCGGCGGTGTACAGCTCGGCGCTGGCGCCGCCGGCCGGTTCGACGCCAGATTCTGCGTCCACGCCCAGCTTCACATCGCCCGAGGCCACGCCGATCAGGAATTTGATGTTGGCGTCATAGCGCTGCTTGACGGTCTCGGTGAACTGATCGTCGTAGAGGTAGTAGCGGGCCAGCTCGCAGGCGATCCGGATCAGCACCTGCGGCACAGACGACAGCGGCAAGGTGTACCGCCCGGCGATGTAGCTATCGATCGTGTTGCGCGCATCGGCCAGCGCACGGTCGACCTTTTCCATGGCCCGCGCGATCGCGGCGCGCTCCTCGGGCGTGAAGCCGCTCAGATCGCCGCCGGCGGCCGCAATCCGAAGCATCTCATCGGTGACCAGGCGCGGCACCATGCGATCGGCACGCTGGGAGATCTCGTCGGAGTCAAAGCGGATCAGCAGTTCGGTGGCAGTGGCGTAGGACATGGGAAAGACCGTAGAAATGCCGGGGCTAGACCAAAACCGGTTCCCGCACTATCCAGCCCCGGCAGAGGTTGGGCGGTAGCGTCTGCAAGGCTCCCCCCATCCGTCAGACGCAACAGATGGGGTTCAGCGCCCGTCGCACGAGGTGTCAGGTGGCGCCGGCCTGGCTGGCTTCGTCCGGCGCGCCGGGCAGGTCGATCAGCATCGTCACCAGTTGCGGCTCGGTGGTGAGCTGCTCGAACTGCTCATCGGTAAGCTCGGACAGCGGAATCACCGTCTCGCCGGCGAAGGCGCGGCCGGCGCGACGAAAGCCGTCGGTCTTGGGAACGACCTTCAGGGCCTTGGCGCCGTCGGGCTTGACGACGGCAGGTTTTGCGGTGGCCTGGCGGCCTCGGGGTTTGGCGGTAGCCATGTGGGCAATCTCCGGTGAAGCGGGTTGGGTCAGGTGGTGCGGGCGGGGTTTGGTGGTCAGCCCAGGTACGGGCAGACCACGACCTTGGCGGTGCCGCGCATCACGTTGCTTGCGCCGTTGGCCAGGCGGTCAGCCTGGATGACTTCCAGCGCGGCTTGCTCCAGCGACGGCGGCACCCAGAGTTCGGCGGCGCGGATCACCAGCGGCTTGCCGTTGTCGGCCTTCTGGCTCTGCATCGCGGCGCGAGCATCGGAGTACGCCTGCAGGTCCAGGCCTTCCTTGGACGCATAGGCCAGTTGCCACAGGCCATAGCCGACGTTGCTGCGGCCATCGGCGCCCCAGACGAACTCGTTGCGGTTGAAGACGTTGTCGTCGGTCAGGCTCGTCTTGGCCTGGAAGGCGTAGGGCCGCCGACGCTGGTAGATGATCGGCTTGATCACCTTGGTCGTGTCCACCAGGAACCAGGCTGCGCCCGAGCCGCCTTGGAAGTTGCTCACGCTCACTTCCTTGCCGGGCATCCCGACAGGGTGATCCGTGTCGAAGAAGTACTGGCCGTCGAAGCAGCGCGTGGAGAAGCCAGCCTGCAGGAGTTCGAAGACGAGCTCGTCGGGGTGCGTTGCGGCGTCTTGGCCCAGCTGCTGGATGACGGGCTTGTACACGCCGTATTGGTCGTCCTCGATCTCGTCGCGGCCGACCGACACGGTGTTTTCCCAGGTCTTGTTCTTGATCGAGTAGTCCGATTGCTTCAGGTTCTGATAGACCCGTTCACCCAGCCACTCCCGGAACTTCGTGATGGAGCCCAGCCAAGCGTACTTCTCCGCGCTGGTGGTGCTGGGCACCATCATGGCCAGCTGGTTCCACATGGGAGCCGCGATGGTCAGGCCCGACTGGAAGGCCGCGTTGTAGGCCGTGTTGAGGATCGCCAGGTTGGCGTGATTGATGATCATGTTCGAAATCTCCGAATTCGAAGGGCTGGCGGCCGATCAGGCGAAGTCGACCCAGACGCCGTCGGCGTCCACGTCGAACACCTTGCCGGCCACGCTGCGGGTGTTGGTGCCCGAGGTCTTGGCCACCGTCTGGTCGTCGACGATGTAGCAGTCGGCACCGATATCGGCCAGGGTGATGAGGTCGGCCGAGGCGCTGTTGGCGAAGCGGTGCGGGCCTTTGCGCAGCCGCACGCGGATCTCGCCCGCGGCGCCCGCGCTGTTGTCGGCGCGATCTTCGGCAACGCCAGCGGCCTTGAGGGTGGTCGAAGTCGATCCCGGCACGGCGTAGCCCGTGGCGGTGTTGATGCACACGATCGAGCCGCCAAAGATCTTGGTGGCAGCCGCCACGGGCGGTTCGATCTGGTGGCCGTCACGGCGCAGTGTGTTGCGATCCTGGGTCAGCGCGGTCATGGAAGTGTCCTGAAGGTGAGAAACGGGGAAAAGCGGCGATCAGCCGTTGGCCAGGCCTTGGGCTTGCTTGCCTGCCTTGAACTGCTCGGGGGTCAGCCCCATGGCAGCGCAGACGGCGATCTCGGCCTGGCTCAGCTCGCCCGCATCCTGACCCGGCTGCTTGCCATCGGTCTGGCGTTTGCCGGCCAGGACCGGGTTGGCGGGCGTGGCGGCAACCAGTGCCTTGAGCTGCGCCAGGTCGGCCTTGCCGATGTCGCGCCAGGTCTTCTCGACGACGTCGCTGGCCACCTTGCCCTCGGCCTTGGCCTGATTGATGACCTGGTCGATCTCGACCTGGGCATTCTGCGCACGCAGGGTCGCCAGCTCGGTGTTCAGGGATGCAACGGCCTCCACCGACACGAACTTGGTCGGGTCGGGCGGCGTCGACTTGAGCGTCGCGATCTGGGCGTTCAGGCCAGCGATCTGGCCGGCTTGCGCGGCCTGGGACTTCAGGGCGGCCAGGGCGGACACGCCCTGTTCGGTGGTGGCGGTCTCGGGCAGGCCGAGGCCTTCGAGCAGGGCTTTGAGCAGAGGGTTCATGTCGTCCTCGGAGGTGGGGGGAAGGAATTGGCGCGCAAGCTGCGCGCTGAGTGCGGCCAGCTGAGCGCTGGTCAATCCGTCCAGGGCCGGACGGTTGGTGAGCGCAGCGCCAACAATGGCCAGCACATCACCGGTTTCGGGGTGATAGAGGAAAGTGGCGCTCTGGTAGCGGTACTCGTCGTCATCCAGCATTTGCTTGGCGCGCGCCGTCCACCGCACGTCCTGAGCGAAGAGCCCCTCGCCAGGACGGAAAACGAACTTGGCGCCGGCCATCCAGCCAGCCGCCGGTGCGGGTTGGCCGTTCTTGGCGGCCTGTTGCGTCTGGTGTTCGTAGTCGATCGGCAGATCGTTGACGCTCGCACGCGCCAGGGCGATGACCTTCTCCGCGATCTGCGCGTTCATGCGGTAGGTGCCCGACTTGGGCATCTCGCGCGCATCCTCGGCCGCCTGCGGCTTGAATTCGCCATCAGGCAGCAGATGCAGCTCAGGGACGGCGCCATCGTCGCCCGTGCGCTTGATCTGCACGGCGAACGCGGCAAGGAGTGGAGTGGTGGATTTAGGCATGGGCGCCAGTCTGACGCCATGCCTTGGAACGCTCTATTAAACGGGTTTACCGCGTTTTCAGGTATGCACCTGGTGCGGCCGACGCAGCTGCTGCTGCGCGCACGCCGCCGCCACCTATTGCAACTTGGAGAGACCGGTGCGGTCAAACGATGCGGGGTCGATCACTTCCATGGAGACCACGCCATTGCCCCCGGCAGTGCCGCGCGCTTTGCCGGTGAGGTCCACGACGACCTTCACCACGCGCTGCGAATCGGAGGGGGAAGTGCACAGCAGTACCGCGTGGTCGCCGTCCAGCCACGCCTCACCGACCTGGCGCAATAGCGTTGGCAGCTGCGTGACGAGCGCGGCGCCAGCGTCGGCGGCCTGGGCGGGCGCGCGTTGACCCTGACCCAGCACGTTGCGCAGCCTGGTCATGTCGACATGAATCGTGCCGCGGGCGTCCGCGCCGCGCAACTGGCCAGCCTCCCGCAATGCGTCGACCTGGTCACTGGAGAATGCGCCGACCACGCGCCGCTGACCGACCGCACGGCGTTCGCCGCGGGTGTAGCGTCCAACGAAGTCATCGAACTCGGCCTGCACTAACGGCGCCCATAGGTCGGCGCCGTCGGCCAACATGCGCGCCGCAGTGCGTGGCTCGGCCGCATCGGCCTTGTCCATCAGCGCCCGGGCAAGGTTTTCGCGCCGCAGGCCTGGCCGATAGTTGAAGGCCGGATGCACGCCCACCGGCACATCCAGGGTTTCGCCGGTGCGGGTGTTCGTGTATTCGACATACCGCTCAGGCGGCGCTTCGCTGACCTGCAGGCCCATCTGGCTTACCTGACGCGCGGTCAGCTGCAGCACCCCGCATTTGCAGCCCCATTCCTTGACCGGCATGTGCGACCGCCACCAGGGATCGTCTGCACGCATGACCCGGCCGGCAAAGGCCGCGTGCGACAAGCGAGGATGCTCGCTCGAGCTGCGCAAGTACTGCAGGTAGGGAAACTGCTCGATATTGCGCTCGATCCGCTCGGACTGCCCCTCGGAATACGCGGTGGCCACGTTGGTGTCAAAGATCTTGCGCAGTCTGGCGTCGCTGCCTAGCTGCGCATTGACCGTCTCGCCGGTGACCGGGTCGACCATCTCGCGCTTGCCCCACCAGCCCTTGTCCTGCAGCTGCGGGCCGAGCGTGCGCCGGAAGTTCTGAAACGTCGTGCCTTCGGCGATCGCGCGGTCGGTGGCACCGCGGATGTCCTTCAGCACATCCAGCCGCATCGCCTTGGCCACCGTGAACGCGGCGGCGTGTTCCTGCGCAGGCATGTCCTGCCAGGAGAACGCCATCCGGTAGCCCTTCTGACGAAAGAACTCGACAGCCTCTCGCGGTGGCAGCGGTTCCAGCTCGATGGCGGCCATGTCAGGTGCGTCCGCCGTTGGTCAGGTTGCCCCAGAGGCGGGCTGCCAGCGTGCCGCGGCTGAGCAGGTCCGCCAGCGCCGTGGCGTCCATCGCGGCCAGGCGCTGCTCGACGGCCACCTGGAAGTCCTCGAATGACGTGCTGCTGTCCAGGGCTTCCTGGATCGCTTTCTGGACCGGGTCAGGCTTTCCCTGCCACTCATCGAGCATGGCTTCGACCAGGCTGTCGATCGCGTCGGCCGCCGTGTTGGTCGGATTGCCCGGAGTTGCCTTCAACCGCGCCAACTGCGCAGGAGCGAATTGGCGACGGCCCATCGCAGCCAACCCCGCTAGCCCGCCGGCGTCGTCGCCATTTGCAAACGACGGCGCAATCGGCTGCAGGATCGGATCCTTCTCCTCGGCCATCGGGATCTTGAGCTTGCTGTGCGCCCAGTCCGTTTTGATCCGCATGCCCATGTTCACCAGCTTGGGCAGCGAATCGGAGAGCAGCTTGATGTCCTCGGGCTGCTGTGTGTCCAGCACCAGGCGCGGGCACCGGTGCAGCGACGTGCGGCCCCGATTGACCGCCAAGATCGGGTACACCAGCTGGCGAGTCAGGGTGGTAGCGAGCTGGCGCGCGTCGGATTTCTTCAGGTCGTGGCGCAGTTCGTTGTGCACCTTTCCCAGAGCCTGCGTGCCGTGCTCGCCCTCGCCGCTGGTGAGCGTGCCGCCCAGCACCGCCTTGCTCGTGCTGCGCTCCATCAGGCCGATCATGCTGTCAAAGGGCGTGGATTCACCCTTGGCGGCCTCTTTGAACTCGATCTTCATGCCCTCGGGCACGATGGCCGCGGCGTCGTGGCCAATGCCGATCACCGCGCGCAAGAGCGTCGCGCGCGCCTTGTCGTCCGAGGTGTTGGGGTTGTACGTGCCCAGGCGCAGCGGCAGACCGTAGATCTCCAGGAATTCGGCCAGGTCGCGCACGGCAAAGTTCTTGAACAGCCATGGCCAGGCGAGCACGCGGAAAAGGCCGGTGCGGGCGATGTAGCCGCTGCGCGAGCGGTGCGTGTGCATGATCCAGCCGAACGGCCAGAGCGATTCCCCATCGGCGCTGTTGTCGCGCAGGCGCAGTTCGTTGCGATCCAGGCCCGGGGAGATGGGCGTACGGAACCAACCCTGCGGGCGAAACGTTGCGGTGACCGGCATGCGGGTCTTCTCGATCGTGTCCCATCCAAGCTCAATCGGTGAAAAGCCGTGACCGACCGCATCGGTCATGTCAAAAAGGATGTCCTCCATCTCCAGACCCTGCAGCACCTCGGTCACGAAGGCTGCTTCGTCTTGTTCTGCGCTGGTGGCATTCGCAGGCGGCTCGATCGACCAGTCGAGCTGGCTGACCGTCAAGCGGCGCGTCTGCATGACGCTGAAGAGGTGTGCGTCTTTTTCCTCCATGTCCGCGAACATCTCGTGCTGCGCCGTGATGTCGCCCGTCTCGGCCTGTTGCAGGATCTGCGCCAGCTTGGGCGGCGTGAGGCCGCGCGTGGGGTGATTCTCCCATTCCGATTGAAGGTGCCCGAGCCGAGCGGTCTGCGGCTCCTCCAGTTGCGTGTTGGTGATCGGGCGGCCGAATTGATCAACGATTTGAGCCATGAATCTCTCTCTTTCGGGTCTCAGCCCAGACCTACGACGGTTCCCTGGCGCTCCAAAGCCCCAGAAAGCCGTTTGCAGGCGTTTATAAAGGCCCTTTGGCACGCCGCCGGGGTCAGCGTAGCCACCCACTCGGAAAAACGCCCCAAAACGCCGGAAATTTGAAGTGCTTCACGCCAGGCGCCATCGCCTGCCCATGGGGTGTCGTCATCGACCTCACCAGGAAGCGCATCCCAGCGGCTGGTTTGCCGTGGCACCGCCGTGTAGTCGATGGGCGCGGACAGGTTCATGGTGGCGAACCACAACAGCGCCAGCATCACCGCCGAGTCACCGTGGCGGGTCAACTCCGGATCCTTCAGATCCTTGCGCCGCAGCTTCACAACCATGGGTATCCCCTCGACGTCCTCGATCGCACGAAGGTCGGCCGCCACGTTCGCATCGCGCGGCAAGTCGATCATCCCGTCTTCGAACCCCTGGATCAGCTTGGGCATCCAGGTGCCGTACCAGGCCCGGTTCAGCTTGATCTGGTGGACATGGTCGTGCCCGAACTTGTCGGCCGTGTACTCGGCCAAGGTTTCGCCCGAGCCAGTCGCATCCATGGCGCCGCCGCAACGACGCGGCAGCCGCTCGATGATGTGCCAGATGACCTGCTCTTGCTGACGGGTCGGGACCTTGTGCATCTCGACGACGAACACCACACGCCGGCGCAGGTTCGGCTCGATCTGGCCAACGCCGAATACCGAGAAGTCGCGGTGGCGCGCGAAGTCCTGGGCGAAAACGCTTTGCAGTTTCGGGTCGACCAGAGTCAGGGCTGGCTCGACCTCGCGCCGGATCCAGTCCTCGACAAAAGACCGGCGCTCGGCTTCGCTCTTGCGCACGAAGTCATCGTCGAGCGCCAGGCGAACAACCGGCCGCTCTTCGCTCATGGCATTTTCAATCCAGACGCCAGGCAGGCTGACGCCGCTGCCGTCGCGCGGGATGGCATCGAGCTCCTCGCGCATGGCGGCCTTGCGCACACCATAGGCGTTGCGGATCTTGCTGTACCACTCCCTCTTCCCCTCGGCCGTGGGCGGTGTGCCCTTCATGAAGCACACGCGTTCGTACAAGCCGTTGGTGACCGCATCGTCGAACGTGACCGTCACAACGGCCGCATCTTCACCATAGCGCCCGGCCTCGATGTCGCGGCACAGCTGAGCGAACGGGTTGTTCTTGCCGTTGTGGGAACTGATGATCGTGATCTGGCCGCCCCAGATCAGGAGCGCGGTGGCCGCCTCCAGCACGCCCTGCACATCCGGGTGGAAGGCTGCCTCGTCGATGACGACATGGCCCTGCAGGCCGCGGATGTTCGCCGGTCGGCTGGACAGGGCGCACACCTGAAAGCCGCTGGCGAACCGAATGCGATACGCGGTGATGTGCTTGGTCTTGCCACCTTCGTCCTGGTCTTCGAAGAGGAACTCTTCGACACCGGTGACGCCTTCGCCCTGGGCACGCGCGATCACCCGGGCGAACTTGGCGCAGTAGCCGATCGCCTCCAGGCCCTTTTCCTTGGTGTCGCCGATGTAATAGACGTTGTCGCCGCCGGCGGACTTGCGCGCCGCAGCCACCAGCGTCTTGTTCAGCATCGTGCCGAAGGTGATGCCCGTGCGCCGGCCCTTCGGAATGGCGATGATCGACGCCTTGAGCGCAGCGACCTGGCGCTGGTGCAGCATCAAGATGCCATCGGCCAGCGGGTTGAAGCTGTCGGAAATCGCGCGCACGCTGGCCGGCAGATCGTCCCATTCCAGGACGCGCAGGGTTGAGGCCAGGGGTTTGATGACGGCGGCCATCAGCGAGCACCACCAGGCAGAGGCATGATCGGGCCCGTCACAACCAGCGGAACCTGGATATCTCGGTCGGGCGCGACCAGTGCGGCGACCTTGGCGAACGCGGCGAACAGCGCGCCGGCCAGGCTCAGCACCCATTCGGGGATGCCGTTGCGCTCGACCACCAACGGGGCCTCGCACTCGAGGTTGGCCAGGTAGACGGGCACGACGCCGCAGAACCAGCCGTAGTGCGTGAAGCGCGTGCCGAGCTCTGCGCTCGGGATCTGCGAGAAGATGCTCATGGTGTGTTGATTCCCAAGAAGTCGCGACGCCAGAAGTCGACCTGGTCGGCGCTCATACCCTGGGCCTTGGCGACTTCCTGCAGCTTTGCGTCCTGCTGCGCGAGCAGCGCACGCCGGGCCCGCTCTTCAGCTTCGGCCTGGAACTTCTTCAGGTTGACCGAACTGCGCGCCAGCGTGGCGATGTTCTTAGCCGCCTTGCTCAGCAATTCCACTCGCTTGCCGGAGTCGGTCTCTTCGTCGGCTTCCTGCAGTTCGATGATGGCTTCGAAGAGCTCGGTTTGCACCAGGGCCGTCAACGCTTCGCTGCGGGCATCGATCTCGTCACCCGCATGTGCGCGAATCAGCTTGGCCGCTTCGGTGCTGGCCCTGATCGCCGCCAGGCGACGCTCCAGTTTCTGGCCGTAGCGCCCGATGGCACTGCGGCTGGGGAGCGACCCGGCATTAGCCTCGGCCGGAAAGCGCTCGCGCAGATCCTCGATCAGACTATCGAGGGTATGGCAACCGGTGGCCAGCTGCGCCTCGATATAGGTCTTGATCTCTGCCGGCAGGCGGTGAATGCTGCTTTTGCCAGCCATGATTCACCAGTACTTCACGGGCCGGGCGATGCCAGGCTCACAGTCGATCGTGTATTCGGCGACGTCCGTGCCGTACCGCGTGAGATCGGCGAACCACTTGCCGTCCGGGCGCTTCTCCAGCTTGACCAGGTCGCGGTCCGACAGGTAGTCGAGCTCGCGGCGCAGCTCCAAGGGCGTGGCGTCCGGATACTCGGATTGCGCCACCGACAGAATCGGGCCTTCGAAGGCGCCGATCGGACGTGCGTTGTTCAGGGTCAACAGGATCAGCCAGCGCAGCGATTCGCGGCGCGAGCGGGCCAGGTCAATTTGCATTTTGTTTTCCATCCAGTACTCCCCGCAGCTGCAGGTTTTCGATCTTCACGGCCAACCCATCCAGCTTGGCCTCAACAACGCTCTGGCCGCGGATGTAGTCCTCGCGGCGCACATACTGCAAGGCCATGTCACGCTGCATCTGCAGGAACTCGCGTTCGACACGCTGCCACTCGCCGGCTTCCAGCTTGGCCGACTCCTCGAGTTTCTCGAGGCGGTGCTGGACCTGCTCGTGGTTGGCCGATCGCGCATCTTCCTGCGCACGAAAGCGCAGGTCGATCTGGCGCAGCATCTGCGTGAGTAACAGCCTTCCAGCGCCTGCGCATGCCCCAAAAAATCCCAGCAGCAGCGTGATGAGCTGCCAAACTTCCAATTCGATCTTCACCGATCCTTCCCCGGCTTGTTGATGTAGTCCACGGTGTCCACGTGCTTGCCCGCGCAGGTGCCGTACAGGCCGTACATCGCCTCCAAAGCGACGGCGGCCGCGGCGTCCGAATCATCGATCGGGCGCACGACCGGCTGGCACCGCGCGGCCAGTTCCGCTGGCAGCAAGACCGCCGGCCGCCAGGGCATCGGCTCGGTCTGCCGCGGCGCCGAGGAGCCGCATGCTGTCAGCATCGAAACGGCACTGAACAGCACCAGTCGGACGGGATTTCGCAATCGCATTCTTGAGCTCCGTATTCGAGGTCTTGTTCTGCTGCTCCAGGCCGGCCATTGCCGTGCGCAGTTCCTTGTTCATCGCCGTGCTGCCCACGACGTCGGCACGCACCGCGTCCAGCCCCTTGGCAAGCGATTCGACCTGGTGGGCGTCGTGCGCAGCTTGTGTTTCGAGAACGCCACGCTCGTGGCCATTGGCCTCGCCGCGCCAGTAGCCCAGGCCGGCGGCGAGCGCGCCTAGCGCGATCGCCCAGCCCACGATGTTCAGATTCACGGGCATACGCCTGGCCCCCAGGATGCGGCGACATAGGTCGGCTGATGGTGGTGGATGATGCGGTCGGGATAGGCCCGGTTCTCGCGCCAGTTGGCCGCCGATCGGCCAGCATTGACCGTCTCGACCGATCCCCACCAGATGAGCGGATCGAGCCCCGAACCCGATGCTCGTTTCTGGTCACGCGAGATCCAGCCCAGCCCGCCGTTGTAGGCTGACAATGTCATCGCCATGCGCTCGCAGTCGTCACGGGCGCGGATGCGGTCGTAGAGGTAGCGGTCGTAGGTCACCAGGGCGCGCAGGGCCCAGGACGGATTGAAAGGGGCGTTCTGCGCTAGCGTGGGGTAAAGCCCAGCAATCCAGCTGGAGGTTGTCGGCATGAACTGGGCCATGCCTTGTGCGCCCACGGCAGAGACCGCTCCGGGGCGCCAGGCGCTCTCCTGATGGATCTGAGCCGCGAACGTCGAGACCGGTGCGTCCATGCCCCAGACGACACGGGCGTTGCGGACGAGCTCCGAGCGGTACTGCTGGGCGGCACGTGGCACATCGGCCGCCGGCGCCGGCAGCGCCGTGCAACTGGCCACGAGCAGGACGACCAGGTGTCGGCCGAAGCGGAGGAGCTGCAGGCCCATCACAGCCCCAGCGCGACAGCCAGAATGACCGCGGCGGCGATCGCCGTACGGCGGATCGTGGCCACCATGAAGGGGATCTCGTAGCCATCGGCGATCGGGTGGTCAACGCGGTGCGAGCCGATGCATGCGCCGCAGCGCCAATCACGCACCAGGTAGCCGTCAGGCCGTGCATAGGGGAACAGTGCGCGGTCGATCCAATAGGAACCGACGGCCGCCAGGCTAATCAAGCTCAGCTTATAGATGGCGACGGGGACTTGCTGGGGGGACACGATGCCGATTACGACGATCAGCAACGCGGCGACGATGAGCCAAGTGGTCAGGCGCGGCAGGCGGCGACGCAGGGGAACAGCGGGGTATACGGTACGGACCAAGGCAGCACTCCAGAGCAAGAAAAAGGGCGGCGAGCAGAATGAACCTGCATCGTGCCGCCCGCTTGCCTGAAGCGCTATTAAATGGATTTACTGCAATCTGACATCTGGATCCGCATGGACCTATTTGCTAAATGGATTCTTGTCACCACGCTTCATGACGCCGATCCAAGGATTCCGCGCAATTCGAATCTCCATCGTATCGGTCTCAGGCACATAGATCGCAGTCATGGCTCCATCTCTGACGCCGAACCAGCGCTTTCCTGTGTCTGCATACTTGTCGGTTACGAATCTGGACTCTTTCCGCTCCGAGCAGGCTCCCCAATCGTTATCGGAGGGACGGGCTCCGCACTGAACGGTGGTGCCATCTGGTCGTATCGTCCACTTTACCCACCATGGATAGTCGTCGTTGACTGGTTCCGTGTAGGTCCAGGTGCCCACCATTCTTTGTGACGCCTCGTCCAGTGACTGCGGGGCTTGCAAGCGGGGGACAGGCTTACGCTCTTCCTGCTTGGAGCAGGCGGTGCCGAAAGCCATCGCACCGCACGCGGTCAGCACGAGCAAGAGTCGTGACATTTTGGAGGTTGGCTGACTCATCTTGTATGTCACTTCTGATTGATTGTTGGCTGGCGCCGCACCGTTTGACGTTGTAATCGACCTACGCATCAGATTCTATCCTGGAGAATCAGGTCAATGACCTCAATCCGTTGCTTATAGAACGCTATCTGCATCGCAGTGCGACGACGATTGCGGTCAAGCGAGTACGCGCCGATTAGGAGAACCGCAGCCAATCCCATGAGCCAGAAAATCGCGTTCGGGTTGGCAAAATTTCCTGACAGTAGGAACCAGACACCACCGCACATAGCGATCAGCACCAGACCCAGCGGCCAATTAAAGAAATGACGACGGCGAGCATCAAACAACTTGGCTTTGCACCTACGAAGTTCATGCCGCAATACGGACGAACTTTCATGCCAAAGTGAGTCGGGACTGGGGCCGGCGTTGACGATATCACCGCCCGCGACCTGGCCAACATTACCGTGGAAGTTCTGCATCTCGCCCATCATCCGTTACCCCAAATGGCTGACCTCAACATTGCAGTGCTCGATCTTTTTAAAAAGACTGCTTGAAGCAGCACAAGCACGCCGCCCCGCTCAACCGTGAACTTCGCTTCGCGGTTAATTATGTCTTGTCCCGCAAGCTGACCAATGCTGGTCATTTTTTCTTCCCTCCCACATTGAAAGTGACAGCCTTCTTGTTGGTGATATTTCCTGAGACGGCCTGACCAACTTCGCCATGGAAAACCTGCCTAGGCTTCCCGGTGGAAGAAGTGCCAGCTGCCATACCCAACGCCATCGCTGCAGCGGTTCGACGCAACGCCGCTTGGTCGCTCGGCGAACAGGCCTCGTAATCGGCAACCAGCATGCGTTGTTCTTGAGTGATGGCGGGTTCTGGCTTGAACGAGCGAGAACCGGTTAGCACGTAAGCAACGTCCACGCCGATCGTGGCCAAAGCGGCAAGCTGCACGGCGGTTGGAGAGGAAACTCCCTTCTCCCAATCGATAAGAGTGCGCTTCTTGGCTGCAGCAGCTTCCGCAAACACTGGCTGCGTCAAGCCAAGGCGTTCTCGTTCCTCTTTCAGCCTGGATGCGATGGGGTGAATATCCACACTCATTTTCATGTTGACATGGTGCGGATATCCGCACCATAATTAACCCTCAAGAACCTACCTGGTTCCCGACCCTTAAAACCACACCCCGCGAGGATAGCAGACGCCATGCATCCTGAATTGATCAAGGCCTCGATCCGCATGAAGGGCACCACGCCCACTGCGCTGGCCGCCAAATTGAAGGTCGCACCCACGACGGTCTTCGAAGTCATCTCCGGCCGTACGCGGTCTGCGCGCATTGAGCGTGCGATCGCCGACCTGGTGGGCCAACCCATATCCGTCCTCTGGCCGAGCCACGGCCAGCCCACGGGAGTGAATCGTCGTCTGAAGGCTGCAGCTCCTCGCAGGGCGGCAGCATGAAGATCAAGGTCACGTATACCCGCACCCACGATCAGCGGCCGTTGGTCCTCCTGGACGGAGGTCCCTTCAATGATGTGGAACTCACTCTGGAACGCCTTTGTGCACTTGCACGCGCGCTGGACGAGGCCGCCCACGTTGCTGAGCGCCGCCCCGTCAAAGGCCGCTTGTGGATACCCGCAACTTCGGAGCTCGCGATATGAACGAAGCGCCCATCAACAGCGCACAGCGCGTGCTGCGCATTTGGAAGGCACTGCGTGGTCACACGCTGACCGGTTTGTCCAACCAGGAGATCGCCGCGATGACGGGCGAATCGCCGACGAACGTCACCCGCGCGCTGGCGACCTTGATGACCGAGGATCTGGTCACAAAGTACGAGAACGGCCGTTACGCGCATGGCATGGCAACGCTCCAGTTCGCCCAGGCCCACGCAGACCACTGCGCGCGCATGTCCGCCCGCATCACCGAGATCAACCAGCGAATCGCGGCCGGGACGCAGCTGTGACCCAGACCACGCCCGTCGATCACCACACGACCGTCGATATCTACATCGCGGGCAGATCGGAGTATCGCGTGCGCGTGAACCGCATCCCCGCGACCGAAGCCGATGTGGCATTTGCGGTTGCCCGCGACATGCTCCTCGAAGTGCTCAAGCACGTTGGTCAGCCCCACGCGCTGCGCATGGAACTGGTCGACGTCCAACCCATTCACGAATCCCTGACAAAAGGATAGTCACGATGGCACGTCCGAAGAATTCCCCCTCCGTCGCTCCTGACACTGCCAAGCCGAGCGCAGATATCGAGGCGGCACAGGCCCTGGCGGCCGAACGCTCTGCCTTGGTCCTCAAGCAGTTCGGTGACGGCTTGCCCTTTGACCTGCCGCGCTACGAACACGTCATTCGCACGCACCTGGCGCGTAGCGCCGATGAAATGCTCGCGGCTGGCCGGGCGCTGCTCGTGGTGCGTGAACATGTGCCGCACGGGGATTGGCGCGATTTCCTGTCCCGTCTCGGCCTCGAACCCCGCCTTGCGCAGCGCATGAGCCAGGCGGCGTTGAAGTTCTCAAATGCGTCGACGTCGACGCATTTGATCGAGGCCGCCGGTAACAAGTCGAAACTCATCGAGCTTCTGGTTCTCGACGACGACCAGGTCGCCGAGTTGAACGATGGCGGCACGGTCGCGGGCATCACGCTCGACGATGTCGCCGCCATGTCCGTGTCGGACCTTCGCAAGGCGCTGCGAGAAGCTCGCGCTGATGCCGAAGCCAACGACAAGCTGCTCTCGGAGAAAAACGACCAGATCGACACGCTCAAGAAGGAGCGTGACGCCGCTACCCGGCGCATCAAGGCGGAGAAGCCCGACGAGCAGCTGGTAGGGCTGCATACCGAAGTCGAAGCCGAACTGGTCGGCCTGGAGGCCTCCATCGGTGGCAAGCTCCGCGAAGGCCTGGAGAAGCTGTGCGAGGCGTATGTCGCGCACGGTCAGGGCGATGCGCAACGCACGCGCCTCATCGCGGCCAGCTTGCGCGCCCTCCAGCAGCAGATCGGCGACCTCTTTACCGAATTCAGCTTGCCCCAGGACGACGGCGACGCGATGCCGGCCTGGGCCCAGGACGAGTAAGGAGGCGACGATGGGAGCCCCCGCCAATGCTGTCATCGCGGAAGAGCTGGCCGACGTTGCCCGTGCCTGGCGCGTTGCGCCGCACGGGCGTAAGGGCGAGATCCTGGCCGGCGCTGCTGCGCGGCTGCAGATGTCACAGGCCAGGCTGTACCGCCTGCTCGGCGACCTGGTCACCAAACCGACCCGCAAGCGCCGGTCAGACGCCGGAAAGACCGCGCTGCCCGTGCAGGAGGCGCAGATGATCGCGGCCGTGCTGCTCGAACACATGCGCAAGAACGGCAAGATGCTCAAGAGCGTGGAGGCGGCGGTGGAGGTGCTGCGCGCCAACAACATGATCGAAGCGCTGCGCGTCAACCCGGCAACGGGCGAGGTATCGCCCTTGTCGATCTCCACCATCCGCAAGGCCCTGCGCAACTATCGCCTGCACCCGGAGCAGCTGCTTGCCCCGGCGCCGGCGATGAGCCTGCGCAGCCTGCACCCGAACCATGTGTGGGAGGTCGACGCCTCGCGCTGCGTCCTGTTTTACCTGCCGCGCGCGTCGAAGGGTGACAACGGCCTGCGCATCATGGACCACACCGACTTCTACAAGAACAAGCCGGCCAACGTCATCAAGGTCATCAACGAGTCGCTGTGGCGCTACGTGGTGACCGACCACACCAGCGGCTGGAACTATTCCACGTACGTGACGGGCGGTGAGAACGCCACCAACCTGGTCGACGTGCTCATCGACGCCATGCATCGCCGAGAGGGTGAGGCCATGTTCGGCGTTCCGCTCATGGTGATGCTCGACCCGGGATCGGCCAACACCAGCGCTATCTTCAAGAACCTGTGCAAGGCGTTGCGGATCCATGTCCAGATCAACAAGCCAAAGAACCCGCGCGCGAAGGGCCAGGTCGAAAAGGGCCAGGATCTCACCGAGCGCGATTTCGAGTCCACCCTGCGACTGCTGCCAGCAGACAAGGTCGACAGCCTGGAGAAGATCAATGCGCTGGTGGCACGCTGGCGCCGCTACTTCAACGGCACCCGGATCCACACGCGCACGGGGCGCACCCGCGACTCCGCCTGGCTGCACATCACGCCCGAACAGTTGGTGACGCCGCCGGCTGCGGAGTTGCTGCGGTCACTCGCGCTCAGCGCTCCCGAGTCGCGTGTGGTTTCCACCCACTTGCGCATCAGCTACCGCGGTTCCGACTACGACGTGTCGTCGGTGCCTGGCGTTTGCGTTGGCGAGAAGCTGCAGGTCTGCGAGAACCCCTGGGCCCAGGACACCGTCCAGGTCGTCATGAGCGACGACGAGGGCCACGAGGCTTACCAGGTCGTGCAGCGCGTCACCTACGACCAATTCGGAATGGTCGCCGATGCACCCGTGATCGGGGAGAGCTATGCCCGTCACGCCGACACGCCCGCGCAGACCAACGCCAAGGCTCTGGAGCTGATGGCCACGGGGACCTCGACCGAGACCGAAGCCAAGGCGGCGCGCAAGGCGGGCATTGTCGCCTTCGGCGGGCAAATCGACCCCTTCGCCCACATCGATCAGGCGCTGGAGCATGTACCCGCCACGATGCCGCGTCGCGGCCGAGATCACGACCTGGTCGCGCCGACGGTGCAACTGCCCCCGCTGTCGCACATCCAGGCCGCCAAGCAGCTCAAGCAGCTGTTCGCCGACTGGTCCCCCGATTACTACGCCCGCCTGCAGGCCCTGTATCCGGACGGCGTCCCGGCTGACGCCCTTGACGCGGCTGCTCAAGCGCTGCGCGCAGCCATGGCGCCAGCCCCCACCCAATCCCCGATCGTGCAGATCGTGCGCGCCGCATAGGAAGGATCTATGAAACAAGTCCTGAAACTCAAGCAGATCATGACCGACCTCGCACTGTCGCAGAGCCAGTTGGCGGCTCACGTCAGCTTGAGCCCGGCCACGATCGCCCAGCTGATCAACCATTCCTACTGGCCCCGCGCGGCCAAGCAGTACGGGCTGCGCGACAACATCACCGAATTTTTGAAGCGCAACGGCGCGACCGAGGAACAGATCGCCGTTGCCTTTGAAAAAGAAACGCCACCGCAGGTCAGTGCGGTGGCGCCCGAACAACAGCATTCCCCCGTGAATGAGGACGAACACATGTCAATTCGCAAGCAGATTCTACACCCTCAGACCCTGCGCCACTTCAAGCTGCCGGGCAACCCCTTCGACGAAGTCGCCAGCAGCGACGAGTTCTACGTCAACGAGCAGCTGCGCTACACGCGTGCCCAGCTGCTGGATGCCTGCAAACGCGGCGGCTTTGTCGCGGTGGTGGGCGAGTCGGGCTCGGGCAAGACCACGCTGCGCCGCGACCTGCAGGAGCGCGTGCAGCGCGATGATCTGCCCATCCAGATCATCCGGCCTTACGTGGTCGGCATGGAGCCTGACGACGTCAAGGGCAAGACGCTCAAGGCCAGCGCGATCCTGGACGCCATCATGGCCACGATCGCCCCGCACGAGCCCTTGCGGTCCAGCAGCGATGCCCGATACCGCCAGCTGGAGAACCGGTTGAAGGAGAGCCACCGCGCGGGCACGCGCCACGCGGTGCTGATCGAGGAGGCGCACGCCATGCCGAAGGCCACGCTGCGCCACCTGAAGCGCTTCGTCGAGCTCGAGGACGGGTTCTCGCGCCTCTTGAGCGTCATCCTGCTCGGGCAGAACGAGCTCGCCGAAAAGCTCGACCCCCGCGACCCGTCGGTACGCGAAGTGGTCCAGCGCTGCGAGATCATCACGCTGCCGCCGCTGGGCGAGCACCTGGAGGACTACCTGCGGTTCCGGCTCAAGCGCTTCGGTGTTGACCTCTCCAAGATCGTGACCGCCGATGGCCTGCAGGCGCTGCGCGAGCGCTTGTCGCCGCCGGTGCCGCGTGGGCACACCGAGCGCTCGTTCCTGTATCCCCTGGCGGTGCACAACCTGCTCACCGCCGCCATGAATCTGGCCGCCGAGAACGGCGCTCCGGCGGTGAGCGCCGACATCGTCATGGAGACGAAATGGAACTGATCGACAACACCACGGCGCCGAGGGTCTACACCCCGGTGCGCGTTGCGCAGATGGCGGTGGCCAACGCCGCCGTACGCGCGCTGCGTGCGCTGGGCCTGCGCGTGATCGACGAGGACCTGTTCCCCGACGATACCGGCACCGCCATCCTGTTGGTCGACCTGTGCGGAATGCCCATCGACTACCTGCGCAGCCTGTGCGAGGCCTCCACGCGCCAGGCCGATGGTCGCATCACCGCGCTGTTTCAAGGCGTGCGCCTGGCATTCCAACAGGACGAGGTGCGCCATGACGGTTGAATTCATGGCGGGCCCGTCCATCGCGAACCCGGCGGCCTTTGATTCGGTCGACGAGCTGCGCAGCGCGCTGCACGGCGCCAACAAGGACCTGGTCAACCTGTTCTTCGAGCACTGCTCGTTGCGCAAGTCCTTCGCCGAGCTGGGCCAGCTGCTCTCGGACATCATGATCGCTCAGCTGGGCAATGACGATGAGGCGCTGCGCAAGCACGTCGCCACGGCGGTCCAACGCACCCGATTCGCGCTGACCGACAAGCCGGCAACGAGGCACTGACATGGCCCGAGCTCGCGCCTTGATGGTCTTTCACGTTGTGGTGGCAGGGATGCGGCTGCGCGTGCGGTTGCTGCCGACTGTGGCCGATGTGGACGCGGAGTATCGCGGGGGCCGCAGGCGCAGCGATCGCAAGGTCGTTCACGGCTATTTCCAGGCGGCAGCACCGGGTGCCCGCGTGATCGGCACGGTCGCGGTGCCACTCTCGGGCAGCAACTTGCGCGAGATCGTGCCCCACGAGGTATCCCACGCCGTCATCCATCACCTGCAGGGCGTGAGCGCGCGTGACGATGAGGCCGCAGCCAGCGCGATCGGGCTGTTGTGCGCGGCCATTTTTTCCAGGATCGAGGCGTTCGCCGCCTTTCAGGAGGCCCCATGAGCAAATCTGACGATGTCGCCGTTGTGGCGCTCATCCGTATCAAGACCGTGTTGCGCCGCCACCAGGCGCCGGCCAGCTCGGTCAGCAAGCACGACGCCATCGTGCAGATCTCGGCCATCGTGGACGAGGCCGCAGCCGAGATCGCCGACTCCATCACCTCGCCCAATATGAAGGAAGCATCATGACCAGCACCACCGCCAACCGCCCCGACATCCCGCCGGGATTTCGCCTCAAGGCGGACGGCTCCTATGTCCCCGAAGCCCTGGTATCCGATATCGACAAGCTGCGCGATCAGACCATCGAGACGCTCATCGACCAGGCCAAGATCATCAGCACGTTGCTGGCGGACTTCAAGGTCCGCGCGTTTCGCGATATCGAGGCATTTGTCGAGACGAGCGTTGAGCAGTACGGCGTGAAGTCGCGTAGCGTCAAGGGGAACCTGACGCTGACCTCGTTCAGCGGACGCTACATGATCCGGCTGCAGATCCAGGATCGTCTCGTGTTCGACGAGCGCCTGCATGGGGCCAAGACCCTGATCGACGAGTGCATCACGTCGTGGTCCGAAGACTCGCGCGATGAGATCAAGGTGCTGGTGAACGATGCATTCCGAGTGGATAAGGCCGGCCAGATCAACACGGCTCGCGTGCTCGGCCTGCGTCGTCTTCCCATCAAGGATGACCGCTGGCAACGTGCCATGGCCGCGATCAGCGACAGCGTGAGTGTGGCCAACAGCAAACCCTATGTGCGCTTCTACGAGCGGCGCGAGGGTTCGGACGAGTACTCGCCGATCTGCCTGGACATCGCGGCGGTTTGATCATGGCGAGTTTGCCGAACTTCACCTCGATCGCACAGTGCGTTGGATGCGGAATTGGATGCGGATGCACCGACAACCGGGCATGTTGGGACCCCGGCAAGCGGTGTCACTGGCTGCGTGTTGATCGCGACCTGGGCAAGGGTGTCTGCAGCGTCTGCTCCGCCTGCGTTCCTGATTGGGATGCCGGCAAGTACGACACGCGCACCCGCATCGGCCCGATTGATGTATGACCCCGCCGCTCCACACCCCAAGCGATAAGGGGGCCGCGCACGGCTAAATGCGCGGGACGTCCCAGCCTGGCCGGGCGGGCTTAGATCGACCCCGGATTTTTTTGACATGCACGCTTTCTTGAACGCCTTGCCCTTGTAGGGCGCTCCGGTAAGCGCCAGGAGCCAGAAATGACCATGATTCCCGAAGAATTCCCCTCCGTGCGACGCCGGCACAAGACCCTGCAGGAAATGGCCGAGATCTTCGGCGTATTCCTGATGGAGAAGCTGCAGATTTCAGCCGAGGAGGCCGCGGCGCTGGGCGACGAACTGATTGACCTGATGCACCGCCACTGCGGTGGCCAAAGCCTGTACTTCCCCAAGGATCGTGGCTATCTCAGGCTCGAGCATGACATCTATATCTGGCGCCACTTTCAGCGTGGCAACGCTTCAGAGATCGCCGCGCACCTGGGCGTGAGCTACGTGTATGTGTATCAACGGTATCGCGTTATGCGGGCCGAGGCGCGGCGCCGTGCCCAGCCTCAGCTGCCCGGAATGGATTCCCCTGAGACCGCTGGCGAGTAGCACTGGCGGTCTTTTCCTCCAATCTCCAGCAGCACTACCACCTGAACCTGAATCCTTCCCATCAGAGAGAGTTCCCATGAAACAAGATGTCTGCCCTGTGAAGTGCACGCGCTGCCGCAACGTCCATTTGGAGTCGGAACGCGTTCTACGCCCGCGGCGCTCCACCCAGATGTACGAATCCAGCTGCCCGCGCTGCGCCTGCAAGAGCTACTACGACATGACGCCGCAAGTGGCCTGGTGCTGGGCGAGTGGTGTCATTGAGATCGGGGACCAGGAGCCTGCCGACCAGGTCGACGGCAGCGGCCCGATCGTCATCGCACGCGGGCCGAAGTACGCGCTGCGGTGCCGGCTGGAGGTCCTGGCGCGGCACGGGCGCGGAAAGGGCGAAGGTCTTCTGCTGGTGCCTGGCGTGCCGGAGGCCGAAACCCAGCGGGAAGCCGGTGATGCGCTGGGCAAGTGGCTGACCTGGTGCGCGGGCAGCCGCAGCGCCCGGCGCGACGGCGTCACGTTCACGGCGATGAAAGAAGGCTGATCCGCCATGGCGACGACATCTGCGCGTGGTCAAGAGCGCCAACGCCTAATTCGCCTTGTGCACGTGGCGCAGCGGGAGCTGAAGCTGGACAAGGAAACCTATCGTGCAGCGTTGCTGGCGGTCACGGGCGGCAAGAAGGACTCCTGCTCATCGATGAGCGCCGAAGAGCTGCAGCTGGCTCTGGATCACTTCAAGCGATTCGGCTTCAAGGTGCGCCTCAAGCCTCGGCCGAGCCGCCCGATGGACACCGAGGCGACCAGCAAGAAGATCCGTGCCCTGTGGCTGCTGCTACGCGATCTGGGCGCGGTGAGCAATCCATCCGAGGAGGCCTTGGCGGCCTACGTCAAACGGATCACAGGTGTCGAAGCGCTGCAATGGATAGATGGCCGCCAGGCCGAGCGCACCATCGAGACCATGAAAAAGTGGGCGATGCGCATCTTGCCTGAACATGTTCGGCATCTCGTTGATCAGGTGCGCGATCAGCGGCTCGAGCCAGCAGTTCTCGGCAAGCTGCAGGCCAAGCTCAACCTGGCCTTCACACGCAATACGTTCGAACCGATGCTTGAAGCCTTTGAGGCGTTGCAGGCGACGTTGAACTCCGGGAGCGCCAGGCCATGAAGAGAGTGCCACGCCTCAAGATCGAGACCGAGCTGGGCACTGAGATTCAGTGCTCCCGTTGCAAGGACTTTTGGCCTGCTGACCGCGAATTCTTCTACACGGCCCGCGGCAAGCTGCATCCCTGGTGCAAGGCCTGCTATCTGAGCGACGAGAAGGTCATCCAGAAGACCGAGAGATGGAAGGAAAGCCAGCGCGTAGCCCGCGCGGCGCGCAATCGAGGCGGTGCGTGCGATGCCATGCCAGCTCGCGCCGCCCAGCAGAGCGGCCAGGGTGTGGGGAGGTGAGCATGGTACGCAACCCATGGACAGCGGCCGAAGAGGCTGTCGTGCGCAAGTTCTACGCAGACGCCCCAACCAAGATCATCGCAGCGGCACTTTCGCGTTCCGAAACATCGGTGTACCAGCTTGCGCGGCGGCTTGGGCTGCGCAAGTCTGAAGCGTATTTATCTGGCCCGGACAGTGGTCGCCTGGATGGCGTGCGCGGCGGCGCCAGTCGATTCCAAAAGGGGCAAAAACCTTGGAATAAAGGGCAATCGTTCGAAGCCGGCGGCCGCAGTGCGGAAACACGTTTCAAGTCCGGTAACCGTCCGCACACCTGGTTGCCTGTCGGCAGCTACCGTGTCACAAGAGATGGGTCGCTACAGCGAAAGATCAGCGATGAGCCAGGGAACAACAGCAAGCGCTGGCGCGGCGTGCACGAGCTGGTCTGGGTCGAGCACAACGGCCCCGTTCCTGCTGGTCACATCGTGGTCTTTAAACCAGGGATGAGAACGACCACCGCAGAAGAAATCACCGCAGACAAGGTGGAGTGCATCAGCCTCGCCGAGAACATGCGTAGGAACACCCTCCACAGATACCCCAAGGAAATCACCCACGCCATTCAAGTGCGCGCGGCCCTAAATCGGAGAATCCGCAATGTCGAAAAACATCAGTGACCTGCGAGACGCCATGTTCGACACCATACAGGCGCTCAAGGAAGGAAAGATCACCATCGAGCAGGCTAAGGCCATGAGCGAAATCGGGCAGGTCATTATCAACAGCGCCAAAGTGGAAGTCGATTACATCCGCGCCAACAACGGCGGGGAAAGCAGCTTCATCGACGCCATTGGAAACGACAACTTGCCTCCCGGCGTCACCGGGGTAACTCGCCATCGCCTCGTAGGGTGAGACCAATGAGCGAATCCGTCAGATGGGCTTTGGCCCTTACTTATTTGGGCAGCCTATTTGGTATGGCCGCCTTTCTGATCTACAAGCGCGCTCCGGGGTGGGGCTGGTTCCTGGCAGTTGTCTGCGTGGTTGTCTCCAGCACCACCATCCATATCGACGCGGAGCGTAGCGACGCCTCGATGACCGCCAGGAAGGCCACGCAATGACCAGATATCACGCCTTGAGGCTGCTGGGCTGCGGCTGGTTCACGGCGCGGATCGTCGCCAGCTTGAATTGGTTACTCGGCGTGCCCTCGAACGAGGTTCGATTCATGAACGTTGTCATCGAGATCAACGGTTGGGGCTCGCCAATGAGCGCCGCAGAGAATGATGGATTGAAGGATAGAAACGCATGAGCATCACCATTTCTTTCGGCTGGTCGGGCTTTGGCTACAAGCGCGGCACGCTATTTGGACATACGGACGGGGCGCCGCTGCAGATCCTCAAGCTGGGCGTGATCTCATTGGTCCGATTCGACGGTCTGCGACCGGTGGAAGGCTTTGGCGAGTTCCTGGCTGCCAACATCCAGTTGGATGAGTTCCTGGCAGAGCGCAGGCCTCAAGTCCGTCAGCGGTTGCGGCGTGCTGAGCGCAAAGCTGCCGCCCAGGCAAAGGCAGAAGTGGCAGACCGGGTGGAGTACTGGCGAGCGTGCTATCAAGAGCAGCACGAATTGGCCTCAGCGCAACAGCACCGCATTTACCAGCTGGAGGCGACGGTCAAGGGGCTGAGTTCCCTGGTCGCTAGCGATCCGCACAGGCGCCTTTCTATGGACGTTGCAAACCCAGTCTTTCATCATTTTCCGTACCCGTGAAATGAAGAGTTGGCCCGATCCACCGTTAGCCGTCGACGGGCGCACGCGGGTAAACGTGCGCGGTTAAGGACCCTGGCCGGGCGGGGTGTACGGCCCCGGCAATTCAAACCACTTCGGGAGCATTCAATGACAGTAACGGCAACTACTCAATGTCGGCCGGATGAAATAGCTGACGCAATCGTCGCATTGGTACGAGAGAGCTTTGGCCAACAGCCTACGCACGAGGTTCTCGATGGCATCTGGCTGGCCTTCCAGCGTATGTATGGCCCCCTGGAAGCCAGCCAAGCCCTGCGCGCCTACTTGTCGGTCTTCGATAGGTGAGTCAGCATCAAGTCAAACACCTGTCTAGGGTCGGACAACGCCAATTGAAGATCAGGGGGGATATCGCGTTTCCAGGTCTTTCGAGATTCATAGAATCCGTTGTACGTGAGTTCGGTTAGCGAAACGGCTAGCCTCACCAGTTCGGGATCGTTGCTTACGGTCATGATCATCACTCCAATGGTTAAGGAGTTCAGATTCTATGAAAAATGCGGGCATCAGAAGGTGGCCGCATTTTCTCACCCCTACCTCGGGAAGTCGTCATGATGCGACGGCGCTCCAAGTCGGTAAGTCTGTAAGAGCTTTTCAAATCCCATCCCGATTCGTCGCGGTTCAAACCCGAATATCCCACATTTATCTCGCCTGCCCCTGTGGATATATCTCTCTCCCGATCAGCCAGAATGGCCTGGGGCGCCGCGCCAGTGGGGCAGGCGCCGGCGCGGCTGTGCCGCGGACGGCTTGTCGTAATGAGAATCATGATTGATAATGCGCGGCTTCTTTCTTTCCCTGTCCATGTCGCCATGTCCCGCCGTCCGCCGTCCGAAAAGGGTTGGCTCGCGCATTATCGCGAGCTGATCGGGACGTGGACGCGCCGCAGCGGCAGCCGCCATGACGCCGAGGACGCCGCGCATGACGTGGTGGCCAACATGCTGCGCAACGGTGACGGCGCGGTGCTGGATCCCAAGGCCTACCTCTACGGCGCCAGCCAGAACCGGCTCAACGGAGACGTGCGGCGCCAATTGCGGCGTGAGGTGATCGCGCTGGACGAGTTGCCGGATGCCGATCATCCCGCGCACGAAGATCCCGATTCGGCGTTGCGCGCGAGGCAGCTGGCCGATGCCTTGAAAGCGGCCCTGGCCGAGCTGCCTTTGAAGTGCCAGCAGGTATTCCTGTGGAACAAGCTGGAAGGCTATACGCAGGCCGAAATCGCGGGGAAACTGGGGCTGACGCAAAGTACCGTTGAAAAACACATGAAGCGCGCACTCGGCCATATACAGAAACGGTTGCAAGATCATGCCCCGCACTGAGCGCTCTCCTCGGGCCGCTGAGGCGCTTCAGGCGCAGGCCGTGCATTGGTTCACGCGCGAGCGATTGGGCACGCTGGACGACGCCGCGCGGGCGCAACGTGACGCGTGGCTGGCCGCGGACCCCGAGCACGCTCGTCTGTATCGTGCCGTCCAGGCGACGTGGTCGGTGGCTGACCTGTTGCCGCAGGACGAGATGCGGGCCATCCTGGAGCGCACCGACGATGCGCCGCGCGCCTCGTCGCGCCGGCGCCTGGC